ATTACCAATCGTATCACCAAAGGAGACTTCACTCATCAGATATTTTGAGGCAGCAGTTATCTTTCTAATGAAGATCATTGTAGCAATGGTAGTATTTGCAATGGGGTTTGGATTTCTATGATACATACTAGTAACAATAATGATGGTGGTGACGATGATCCCTGTGATGATTGGTCACACCACCCTATACCTAAGCCTAAGAAGGAGGACAACAAATGAATAAGCACATGGAACTTAAGGAGACACATACTATAGAGGCAGCGTGTGACTTCTATATGCGTACCCCTAAGTACCATGCGCTATCCAATCGTAGCAAAAAAGATTACGACTACAACTTACTGCGTGTATGCAAAACAAAAGTACAAAATGATAAGCAGCTGGGTAACATTAAGCTACGTGACCTACGCTTCAAGCACGCTACTGTAGCGTATGACTGGTGGCAGAGGACGGTAGGCATACGACAGGCTAACTACATGGCAACCTGTCTTAGTATCGTACTCAATACAGCCATTAGGCATGAGGCACTGGTCACTAACCCTGTGACATTAGTACAACGTACTAGAGATAAGGTACGTAAGGTACGCTGGACTGATGCTCAGGTTGTTACATTCTTAGACACAGCATACAGCCAGTGGAAGTGGCGGAGCATTGGCCTGATCATACACATGGCATACGAATGGGCACAGCGTGTAGGTGACATGCGTACCCTTCAATGGTCTAGCGTAAACCTCAGTGCTAAGAGGCTAGACTTGGAGCAGAGTAAACGTAGGGCAGAGGTACACATACCTATAGATGATGCCCTATGTAAGATGTTAGCTGAGCAGTATGAAACGTTTGGCTTTCAACAGTACGTAGTGCCTGCTGTGGAGCCACACAACGGTGTCTACAGGCCCTATCCTAGCACAGATATACATAAGCTAGTGAATGAGGTTAAGGCTCACGCAGGGCTACCTCCTGACATAACCGCAATGGACTTACGCCGCACTGGTATCACTCAACTTGTTGAGGGTGGTGCTGATACCTTTGGTATTATGCAGGTCAGCGGTCACAGCAATCCGCAAAGTGTTAAGCCTTACTTAGTTAACACACTCACAGGGGCAGCTAATGCCCTAGCTAGTAGGAAGAAATAGAGATGGACATCAAGAAATTTGTAGATGACCTCATGCTAGGTGAGGGTGAGACAACACGTATGCACTGCCCTAACTGTGGTGGTAGCAATACATTCACTGCATCTAAGGATGGTGGTGCGGTGATGTACAACTGCTACAAGTTGGGGTGTGGCATACGTGGTGCAGTTACTACAGGCATGACAGCTGATGAGATACGTAAGCGTATGATGGGGCTGGACTTAAAGGTACGCAAAGAGTTGGAGCCTATGCCTTACCCTGAGTATGTCGTTAACCCACAGCCTGAGCATCAGCTACTGCATAGGTTCTTAGGACGTTGGGGCTTAACCAATGAGGAGATCTTCTATGACGTTAAGGATAGGCGTGCTGTCTTTCCTATCCAGCATAAGGGTGTAGTGATTGACGCAGTAGGCCGTGCCCTTGATGGGGCTATACCTAAATGGTTCCGCTACACTGGTCAGGCATCTATATTCAAACGTCTGCTTGGCCCATCCAACGGCGTGTGTGTAGTGGTAGAGGATGTGATCAGTGCCATTGTCGTGGCTCAACTCATGCCTAACACGACAGGCCTAGCCATTCTTGGTACGTCACTAGGCCCAGCGCAGATGGAACACATAGGAGATTTCTATAAGGTTATCATAGCGTTAGACCCTGACGCCATGAGTAAGACACTATCGTACAAGCAAGAGGTAGAGGCATGGACAGGTAAGAAGGCTAAAGCTTTTAGACTTGACGATGATATCAAATATAAGATAGGGTCAGATGTAGATAGATTGAAGGAGATGATTAATGGATAGCTTGAAAGACTTCCTTAAGGATATGGGGCTTACATCTGTACACCCTATGCCTACTAAAGAAGTACCACCTCATATGGTTAAGGGATACTATGTAGATCCACGCAATGATAAGGGGGAGGTGCCATTCTAATGAGTCAGCTTGAGCTTTTTAACTTACCTAAAGATACATTTGAGGGAGGAATAGAATGTAATGACTGTAAGATTGTACAAGATCCAAAAAACTTTCAACACGTAGTAGGTACTCTGGGCTTTACTGAGATAAAAAGAAAGTGTAAGAGCTGTCTTCGTGACCATTATTATTTAATGAAACAATTAAGGAGTATACACCCCTACCCAGATAAAAATTATGCGTGTCCTATTTGTGAGCGCAACCTAAAGGAGATATCACGTACAGGTCAGAAGAGGTTGAAGCAATGGGTGCTTGACCATGACCATGATACCTTGTTGTTTAGAGGGTGGCTTTGTGGTAACTGTAACACGGGAATAGGTGGATTAAAAGATGATATTGGTAGGGTTAAGAGGGCCTTAGAATATTTACAAAAACATGAGGAGATACTATAGATGACTACAATGTGGGTACTAATATGGTTTCAGGTAATACCAACATCAACTGTAAGGTATCACCACCTAGATACATTTGCTAATGAAACACTATGCCTGTCAGAGCTAAGACACGCAGCTGTTATGGTGAATGACAAGTCAGAAACAATAGAGTGTATAGGGGTGACAATACCATGATTGATGTAACACTAATAGATAGCATGGGTACTGACCTATCTGTAGTGAACGCAGCACGGGTTAGCTTTGGTAAGAAGAGTGACGTGCTAAAAGATTCAGACACTAAACTAATACACTACCTAGCTAAGCATAAGCATACCTCACCATTCGGTCACGCCTTTGCATCCTTTCACGTTAAGGCCCCCGTGTTTGTAGCACGCCAGCTGGTCAAGCATAAGTTCCTACGTTGGAATGAGATCAGCCGTAGGTATGTTGACACTGAGCCTGAGTTCTACAAGCCTGAGTTACGTGAGGCAACTAAGGATAAGAAGCAAGGCTCAGGAGTTCCTATGTTTATGGGGGGCTATAACAGTACCTTGGATGGTGTGATACAACAGTCAGGCATTGAGGCAGGTAAGCAGTACAAGTACCTACTTAAGATGGGCGTGTGTGAGGAGCAAGCAAGGATGGTGTTGCCACTTAACCACATGACTGAGTGGTACTGGTCAGGTAGCCTTGACGCATTCGCTAATATGTGTAACCTACGCCTTATGACTGACACGCAGTACGAGACACAGTTAGTAGCACAGCAGATTGACCAGATTATGTTGGGCTTATTCCCTGTGTCATGGGAAGCATTAGTATATGGAGATGATGAATGAGTATGTGTGGTGAGATAGAGAGTGTTAAGGCAGAGCTTTACATTAAGAATTTAGAGTATAGTAAATGTAAATCTTGGAAGAGCAGTATAGAAAATAAAATACAAGAGCTAGAAGAAAGGCTTGCCTTGTTAGATGGTGACCGACACTACATCAGGCCCATGACAGATGAGGAACGGCAACGCTCTAAGGAAAGAGAGGCTATTAATAATGTTCACCGTAGAGTTTGAATCAGATGCTTCAGTAATTACTACCCTAGATCAGGAGAATATGTTTGAAGATGTTGAGATGATCGTTGCAGATAATGGCATTGTATACATGAGGCAGTATGATGAAAAGATGGATGACTATCAGATGTTATTCATGAGTCTACAGCAGTTCACTGACATAATTGCTTCCTACCGTAGCCCAGAGGGTATGTATAAAATAATGAATAGGAAGAAGCCATGATGGAATTAGCACTAATAAGAACTCTAATGGACAAGGAGTTCTATGATAACAACAAGGGCATACGATGTCCTGATGAGTTGTTCAGTAAGGATGTGCGTAAGATTAAGCAGACACTAGACTATGCTATGACTACGTATGAACGCAGCCTAACTACCTCTGAGCTTGAGGCTTTGTTCTTTGCTAACAACAGCACTATGACTACGGCAAACAAACAGGCATACAATGATCTGTTCAAGCGTGTGTCACGTGAAGAGTCCATGAACAAAGAGATAGCTAGTGAGGTACTGTCTAAACTATTCCAACAGGTACTGGGTAACAAGCTGGCTAACATAGGCTTTGACTACGTTAACGGATCACTGGATAGCCTTGAGCCTGTGCGTAATCTATTGCAGACATATCAGGATGACTTCACACCTAACCTTAAGCTTGAGTTTGGTAACATAGAGATTGATCATCTGCTCAAGGCTAATGACATTCAGTCCCAATGGAAGTTCAACATACCTAGCTTAGGTAGGAACGTTGAGGGTATCAGTGGTGGTCACTTGATCATCGTAGGTGCACGGCCTAACACAGGCAAGACATCCTTCCATGCGTCACTGATAGGTGCGCCGGGTGGCTTTGCTTCTCAGGGTGCCAAGTGTCTGGTGCTTTGTAATGAAGAGGCATACGAGAGAGTAGGCGCACGTTACCTAAGCGCAGCAACATCTCTATCTATGGAGGAGGTAAAGGGTAACTATGCCTTAGCTGCGTCACGCTATGAGCCAGTACGTAAGCAGATAGAACTGTATGATAGTACGGGCAAGGACATGGGATGGGTTGAGGCTATCATCAAGGCTTACAAGCCTGACATAGTAGTGCTGGATATGGGAGATAAGTTTGCTGTTAAGAACAGCGACAAGTCAGATGTCTACCTTAAGAACGCTGCCATCCATGCACGTAACATAGCTAAGCAGTACGACTGTGCTATCATATGGATGTCACAGCTATCAGCTGACGCTGAAGGTAAGATCAATGTAGATCAGTCTATGCTAGAGGGTAGTAAGACAGGCAAGGCAGCTGAAGCAGACCTGATGGTATTGATTTCAAAGAATCCTGTACTTGATGTATCAGATGATGATGCAGATGATTCACAAAGGTACTTGATCATTGCAAAGAATAAGCTTAAGGGTGGGTGGCACGGTAAGATAACGTGCGAGTTAGACGGGGCTAGGGCACAGTACCTAGCATAGAGAGGGGTGACAATGGAATTAGTTCTTGATGTAGAAAATACTGTGACACATAGGGGTGGTAAGATGCACCTTGATCCTTTTGAGGAAACCAATAAGCTTGTGCAAGTAGGTGTACAGGAAGTTGTGTCAGGTACTCAGGACATCTATAACTTTGATCACAATGAAGCACAGGACTATGATGGGTCACAGGCTAAGCAGCTACAAACTAAGCTGGATGCGACTACTCTATTGATACTACACAATGCACAGCACGACATGCCGTGGCTTTGGGAGAGTGGCTTCAAGTATAGTGGTGCTATATACGACACTATGTTAGCTGAATACGTCTTGATGAGGGGTAACCACATGGAGATGACGCCTACTGGTTCCTTCAAGAAGAAGTCCATTAGCCTAGAGAACTGTGCGCTACGCCGTAACCTAGACTTCCAGAAGGATGGCACACTCAAGGCCTACTTCAAGGAAGGGTTCAACACTAACGAGATACCTTTAGTGGAGCTTACGTATTACCTGCAGTGTGATCTGTCTACCACTCGTGCATTGTATGTAGCATTGCAGGAGGACTACGCTAAGCCTGACTCAGAATCTCTTATCAACATACGTGACATAACATTCAAGGTATGCCTTAGCTTATCTCGTATGTATTCCTCTGGCCTCAAGGTAGACTTGAAGGCACTGGAATCTGTGCGTACTGAGTTCGAGACAGAGAAGGCTGAGATAGAGGGACGCCTACAGATAAAGGTTCGTAAGCTTATGGGTGATACTCCTATCAACCTCAACAGCCCTGAGCAGATGTCACAGGTTGTGTTCTCACGCAGCATGGTTAACAAGAAAGAGTGGGCTGGCCTGTTTGACTTCACTAAGACAGACAAGGAGTACAGGGATGCAGTGTTTGCTAACAGCAC